AGCCTAGCACATCAATAAATGAACATGAGGGGAAAGGCAGCGTTGAAAATTCACTCTCCTCGTTGCGAATGACGATGCAGCGCTGCAAAACAGCAATTACGCGATCATTAGACCAATACTCTAAAATCTCCAAGGGGTCGCTAAGCGGATCGGCACTAGTGGGCTTATCGGCGGGCTCAGCCTGAAGGTCCCGCCACGCATTGGTTTTGCTGGCGCGCAATGAATCCGTGGCGGTCGCTCTGTTGTTCGCGAGCAATACCGCTAATTCATTTCGCGTGGGAATGTTCTTATATTGCGGATTGTCGCGGTTCTCATCGAGCCAATTGGCATCAACAAAAACCTGCTTAACGACATACTTTGCGCCCGCTGGCGCACGGAGATTCTGAACTTTACACGCGGGGTCCCAAAGGATTTGCCGCATGTCCATCGTTTCGTACGTCGGGATATTGACGGTTATGGTTTCTTTCTTGCCGACAACTTTACCACTGGCATCCAACTCGTACTTTTTAACGTAGGATTCTTTTTCTTCCCAGCCCCAATTCCCGACTACAAAGCCGTACTGCAAGAGCGTCTTCAAGGACAGACGCATGTTTTCTTTGAGATTTGATTCCTTGATAGCCCACCGAAGGATGGCTGCTTTGGCGCGCGCTGCTTCGGGCGAAGTGCGGCCTGTGGGCACAAGTGTAAAAGGCTCTTTGCCACTGCCAAAGAGACTCATGTAAAGGGTCGGAAGGATTTTTTCAATCGCTTCAAGCACAACCGGGACGCTAAGGTTTGAGCGCGCCTTGCCATTTGCCCACACACGTGGCTTGACTGAAGCGCGATAGAGATCATCCGCGCCATCAAGAGCGGTTATCAGACCTTTTGATTGCAGATACTTTTCTGCGGTCGAAACATCTTGCAGCACGATACCTAAGGCGGCTTCGTCGGTAAGCTGCTCGTCTGCAAAAGCAACAGCATCCGCAGTTAGCGGGATGAGTGCCTCAGAGACGCTGATAGCCGTATCTAGTTGTTCAAAACCGCTCATTGATTGTCCTTGCTGCTATTGCCGATTCTGTCCGCAAATTTTCCTATCATCGTTGCGCCCTTGTTGGCACCATACGGCCCGAGCGAATACTCGGTTAGGCTTTTAATGTGATCCGGGTCAGGAAACGCGTGCTTCATATACAAATGCACCGAAATCCATACTGCGGAGCACACAAACCCGAAGGTGCTCGCACAGCGCCCCCAGCTCAATGCACCGGGTATTCCGGGCTCACTGAGGGCGTTTTCGATTTTCGAGCCAAGCCATTTAAGGTTCAGAGCCAACTGAAAATCCTTTTGAGAAAGTTAATTAAGCGTTGCAACCAACTGAGTTGGAGGGGCTGGGGGAACTATCACCGAAACTTCGTTCGATGCCACGGATTCCACGCCGCCAAGAACAGACTTGACTTCGTAGAAATCATGACCGCCCAACGGAGTTGAGTCAGTGAACGACGTTCCTGTAAGCGTGCTGCTGTTTAGCTTGGTGAGTTCCTGACCTGCCGCAACACCACGATAAACGTTATAACCGTCAACCGTATCAGTGCTGGCTACCCAAACTAGACCGACTGTGTGTGCCATTATTTTTCCTCCTAAGCGGCCTTTCTATCTTCCAATCGTCGTGCCGCTATTACCGACGACCTTTTTGCCCATCCCAACTTACCAGCAGATATTTTTACTCGGTGTTCAATTGAAAGTGGACCGCGCTTTTTGCCCCGTAAACCTTCACTGGTTTTGCGTCGATGTTCTTCCGACATCTTTTTGCCTATGCGAGCTTCACGGTTAATACGACGCTCTTCATCGGTGCGTTTCTTTCCTCGATTTCCAGCGCCTATCTTTAATCGCGTCTGTTCCGAGTGTGGGCCATTGATTCGCCCCAGATTTCGAACACGCATTGCCTGTCGCTTTTCTTCGGACGGATTAGAAAAGCCCTCGCCACCATCAGTGAGGTTCCGCAATATTCCGGTTCCTAAATCTTTGCGACCGTAGATTGCGATTAGGAGTTTCTCGCCTTCAAATGCGCTAGCTTCGTCCGGCCACTCTTGGACAATGATGTTCTCGGGATTAGGAGGTTTATAAACTCGGTGCCCCATGCTACTGAAAGCCCTATTGCCTTTGCCTTTACCGGCGTAGTAGGGCGTTCCATCATCACGGAGCCACAGATAGGTGTAGAAGGTCACGTTTCGAACTCCGCGCCCAGGGAATCGTGCGCGATGGTCGTGTGCTGCCCTATCTGCGTAAAAAGTGTTGCGGCTTGCGCTTCCAGTTGTTCCATTGCCGCTAGCAAGGGATGCTTGCTTGATGTACGTATCGGTAGCAGGTTTTTTGAGAATGCCTGAACTAACAGGGATACCGTGTCCGGGTAATCATCGTGTCCGCGTCTCCCACGAGGGAACTCCACGAACTCTTGCAACATCTTTTCCCAACAAGGCAGACCGGCGAAGAACTTCAATCTTTTATTGCGAACGTGCCCTTCAAGCGCGGAGATACGAATTTCCTTGGCATCTTTAGCGTTTGATACCGGAATGAAATCTATCGGCAAAATGATGTTTTTATCGCGGCACACCGTTCGGAGGTACTCCACGAAATAGGTGCTCGACGCCGTCTTTTCGATGAGCACGCGAATAGGCCGATGCTTTAAGGACATCTCAACGATGTGAATGGCAAGTTGTGCGGGCGTCCATTGGCCACCAATCCCGTCACAAACAAAAATGTTCGCCATGCTATCGGTTCGTCCGCAAAGTATTACGGAGTCATCCGCCCCTTGAGACGTGCTGCTCGCAAGGTCCACCACTAAAACGGAGGGCGTTAATGCAGGTGCATCACCTCCGGCGATTACACACGCCAACATCTTCTCTTCGGTAAAAAGGTGGGTTGAGCCGGTGGAGGGCTTGTTCAGGTATTGAGCGCTGAACATTGCGGGGTCTTCCCGCTGAATAAGCAGTAAGCCTTCCCGCGTGAACCCAATAATGCGCCCGTCAGAAAGCGCCCTTTGCGGAAATCGAACTCCGCTTTGGTCATCCGTCCAGCAATCCTTGACGGTGATCGTCCATTGACCATTCGTGTTGAAGCGAATGATGTCTTCGTAAAGATCGCCGAAGGCGTAGCGCGTTCCGGTAACAACTCGGTAGCCACCCGGATCAATCAGCGGGATAAAACCGCGAAATTCGTCCTTCACCTTTTGGAGCTTTTTAGCGCTCTGATAATTTTGAGCGTTCACGAGGTCATCAAAAAAGCCAATGTCATAATGCTGGCCGGTGGTGATCGCCTTAGGTGAGGCAACTGTGAAGGTGTCCTGCTGTAGGTGCTTTTGCACACGAGCAGGTGTCGTGAACTTGTTAACCGTGCCAAGTTTGTCGTCGCAGAACTCTGGAAACACTTGACGAAACCGGGAGCGTGGAGAAGCGCCCACAAAGTGCGATTTGATTTCGTGAAGCAGGTTCTGAGTGACGGCAATCGAACCCTGCATCAGCACGATTCGGACATCTGGGAAATTGATGACCGCCTGGATTGCTTCCACGATGATGCTGGTGGACTTAAAGTGCCCCCTCGGCCAAAGCACCATGCGATCTTTAATTGGAGATTGTTCGCGCCAAGCCTTTTTGTTGTTGAAGGGGATATAAAGATCGAAAAGCTCGGAATGAACATCCGGTTGAAAATCGTAGCCAAGGATTTCCGTCGCCAAAAACATCTTGTCTCGGCGGGCTCGTTCGCGCTCCAGCGCCAGAGCCTTCACTACCGGGTTTGTTTCGGACACTTAACTACTTGCTGCCCTTGCGCATATGCGTCAAGCCTTCCGCACTTGAGGCTTCTTTGCGGGTCTCGGGGTTCTTGGACTTCAGCGCGGCCTTGATACGGGCTTGACCGATTTTCTGGCTCTCGGGAATTCCCAAAGCGCGATGTAGAGCGCCCTTCTTAACTTTGAAGCTGCCCTTAGCGCCCAGGTCAACCGTCGTTTTCTTAACTTTCGGCTGTTTGCCGGATAGGATCGCTCTCATGCTCATTGCTGTTGTTCCTTCTCAATCTTGCGGACTAAATCAAACACTGTCTCCACAGGGGCTTCCGCTGGTGCGATTGTGGGCCTGACAGTTTCAGCGGCTTCCTTAACTTCCTTTACGGCTTGCTGAATTTCTTTTACGGTTCTTTCACCGTGTTTGCGCGCTCGATATTGGGACTGCTCTGAGGGCTGTGTTAACTGGTTGTAGAGTTTGGCCAACTCCATGAAGTGCTCATGAGAGAGATTGGGAGCGACCATTCTTTCTTTAACAAGGTCAACTAGATCGCGTCGGGATAACTTAGGCATTCGTTAGTTTCTTTTCGTGCGCCCACCAAAGGCGCAAATCAGCGGGATTAACTGCGTGGGCTGTCACGAGATCGTCGGGTAGCAGCGCGGGATTGAAACCATCCGCAAAA